AACACGCCACATTTTCGAACATCGAGCATCAGTCCATTTCATTTGCCGTGCACACCATCCGTCCCTGGGTCGTTCGGCTGGAACAGGCCATGAACCGTGCGCTCTTTCCCGACAAGGAGAAGGGCATTTTTTATGTCCGTTTCAACATGGACGGTCTCATGCGGGGCGACTACAAATCCCGCATGGAGGGCTACGCCATTGGGCGGCAGAACGGATGGCTGTCCACCAATGATATCCGTGATCTTGAAAATATGAATCCTGTACCGGACGAAGACGGAGGAAACGCGCTTCTGGTGAACGGGAATATGGTTTCCGTGCGCAGAGCAATGAACGCCGCGCCGGAAAATTCGGTACAGGAAGGCACTATGGAGGATTCAACTTGAACAGAAAACTGACACTGGGCAGTCTTTTCGACGGCATCGGCGGGTTTCCCTTAGCCGGAAAAATGGCGGGGATCACGCCCGTCTGGGCTTCGGAGATCGAGCCGTTTCCCATCCGTGTGACAGAAAAACGGCTGCCCGAAATGAAACACTACGGAGACGTGCACGGGCTGAAGGGTGGTGATCTTGGGGCTGTGGACGTAATTACGTTCGGTAGCCCCTGTTAGCCAGGATCTCAGCATCGCTGGCAAGCGCTCCGGTTTGGACGGTAGCCGTTCCAGTCTCTTCTTCGAAGCCGTGCGCGTTATCACTGAAATGAGGGAAAATACCAATGGAAAATATCCAAGATGGGCGGTGTGGGAAAACGTGCCAGCCGTGCTGTCCTCTCAGCATGGGCAGGATTTCCGCCGCGTCCTCGAAAGCCTCGTCCGCATCAAAGACCCCGCGGCAGATGTTCCTCTGCCGGAAAGCGGGCGCTGGCTGCACGCGGGCGAGATCCTGGGCGACGGTTATTCTCTCGCCTGGCGCGTCCTCGACGCCGCGCAGGGTTGGGGCGTCGCACAGAGACGGAAACGTATATTTGCTGTCCTCGATCTTGATGGACAATGTGCCGGAAAGGTTCTCTTTGAGTCCGAAGGCGTGTCAGGGTATACTCCGCCGGGCGGAGAAGCGCGGAAAGGAGCTGCCCCAGGTGCTGAAAGCAGCGCTGGAACGGCAGGCATCTGTCTGAACGATCAGGGCGGCTTGCGCATGGACGTTACCCGTGACGCAGTTCCCACCCTCCGGGCAGAAGCCCGGCATCCGCCCTGTGTCCTGAACGCCTTTGGCTTCTGCACGGAACACAGCGCGGACAGCCGCAGTATTGGCTGCCGGGAGGAAGAAAGCCCCACGCTTCGCGCGGGCGTGGTTCCCGGTGTGGCGATTGACTTCAATCCTACCGACAGTCGTATTCGATTGAAGGAGGATGATCTGTGTCAAACCCTGTGTTCACGCATGGGCACGGGCGGAAATCAGGTTCCGCTGGTATTCGGCATTTCATCCGATCAGAGCCACGCCATGCTGTCGGAGAATCCGCATGCAGGCGTCTACGAAGCGGATACCAGCCGAACGCTGGACTGCAGCGGCGGCTCACCGGCATGCAATCAGGGTGGAATGCTCGTTGTTGCACCGACAGAAAAGCCCTGCTATTGCATTCAGGGCTCCATGATCGGACGCAAAGAGCAGAACGGCCCGCAGGGCGACGGTATCAACCACGAAGTAGCGTTCACGCTGGATACAGTGGATCGCCACGCCGTATACGCCATGACTACCGGCTCCTTCACTCAGCTGGACGAGGAAAAATCCCCGCCGCTCATGGCGCGGGACTACAAGGATCCGCCCGTGGTTGGAAAGGATGAGCCGGCCTACGCGCTGGATCGCGCCTGCTTTTCTGCCGGTCAGAACGCGCAGTACAGCATGAACATCGGCGAAGAAAAAGCGCCCACGCTGGTGGCGGAAGGTCCCGGCGCCGTTGCCGCCCCTGCGGCATATCTGGTGCGCAGGCTTACACCCGGCGAGTGCTGCAGATTGCAGGGATACCCGGACGGCTGGTGCGAGAACCTCGAAAACCCCGCGCCATCTAATCAGGAAACAGACCG